GTTCAGGTAAGGTGAGGGGAGTATTTTTACTCTTCGTCCACCAGTAAAATTTCTTAGTCAAGGATTCCCTTTCGATAGGGGCCACGACTGATTTTAGTTGTGGGTGATATCTAAAGCTCCTCTTAAGAAAGGAGACCTCATCAATCGTCTGGAACGGAACTGAATCCGCTTCTTTTTCTGCCATTGTATATTTAATTCCCCAGCTGGCAAACACCGCTTGGATAGAGGTGTGGTTAAATTCGGGAATGGAGTCATCGACTCCCATCAAGTTGTCGTCGCCATAAACGGCTGCACGAACGTAGTCCCTAAAATTAGGGTTTTTGATGTGGGGGTACTTGTCGTCCATGATAGTGTAGAAAGCCATTCTCAAGAGGATACTATTCACAATTGAATTCATTTCCACCGTCAAAGGCTGTCCAGAGGGTTGGCCGCTGCAAAATTGCATTAGCTGCCCCTCCCAAATCATTACAGGACTGACTACAGAGGACAAAAAGCCTCTTAAGTACTCAAGGTCGGATTCCGACGCACCGTTCTCCCGGTAAACCTGGATAATAAGGGCGGCGGATTTTTCTAGCAAAGCTTTAGGTAGCTGAGTATCATATCCGGAGAAGTCACCGCAAACGAACTTGGTGTATTGCTCGTCTTTGGTGATGTATTGGTATAGCTCTGCCCACTGTTTGGACTGAGCAGTAAGTCCGACGAAGCACTCAGATGAGTGCATATCTCGGAGTACATGCTTGAGGGGAATAATCCCTCGGGTAGCTGCCAGGAAGAACGCCATATCATTTCCATATACGGACCTGGTCTTTTCAGCCGCTTTCTTGAGCGGTAATACCTCGTTCACCTTTGAGGCTCGTACAAAAGGGTCAAACGTGCCCTGCCCTGAACGCCATTTTCTTTCGATCTCGTTGATGTCATTGACAATCTCCGGATCTAGGACGCGGGGGACTACTGGCTCATCGCCATTCATCTCCATCCACATGGTTTTCTTTCCTCCGTAGCAAATGCCACTGGAGGTCTTATTATTCATACCTTTGATTATACCTGTCTGGTCTCCGTCTAATGCGACTTGTAAG